GAAAATAAGAAAACCACAACCAGTAATAGAGTGTAAACACATTGTTTTAAAATTGTTCTGAGAATCCTTGTGTTCCTGAACTCTTATCATTTACTCCATCTTTGTGTCTCATTCTACCACAAATAAAGCGTTCTTTTCAGAATGTTTGCAAAACACGACCAACGAGGTCGACCCGTCGTTAATTCTCTATTAATTGACAGAAAATTGTCAATTGCGATGAGAAAAACACAGTTGACGAGTTTCCAACAACGGGTATCTAATGACAAACAAACCTATGACGATAAAATTATATTAGCGCACGATCCTGATGCTCACAACCGATCGATCAGTACTACATTTTTACCGACAATTATGCGAGACTGTTTAATGATGGAGATCCCGCCGTCAAAACGAGTCCGCAATTTATACGACCGTATTATCAATATTACGAAAAGTAATATGAAAATTCAACACCGATATTTATCACAAATCACAGAAAATATCAATTCAATATCTGGTTCTTTACCCCAATTTGAACAATGGGTATCCCGGATTGCTCATTGCCCGGAATTATATACTCTCTTTTCATTACACGACGAGTTATCTGACTTGTTGGAACATATTGGAGAGATCCATAAACCATCAAAATTTGAAAGACAGTCAGTAGATGATATCAAAGATCGAATATCTATATCATCTTGGAATCGAAAGCGACTTAATCTCACCGTCCAGTGGTCTCACCATCTGGCACTAATTGAATATAAAGGTCAAAAATGGTTGGCCCCTCGCATTGCCATTCAACAACTCCATAATAAGATCAGTGATTTGTTATCCGTGATGATCTTAGCCACTTTTCAAGAAGGAGTATGTCTGGATAATCATATGAAAACATTAACCTCTCGTTTTGTTATCGCATTATGCAGTCTTCATATTGCTGCAGAAGACTCATATTTCGAGTTTGCTGGATCGTTAGAAGGGCTAGGAATGGCAATAATCCTTCATCGAACCGAGGAATGGTTGAATGATCATTTGTTAACAAACCTAACAAACGAAATTCCGGAAACAATCCGGTATAATCCGTACTATCAGTCTATAATCGATATGTTTACGTCACCCCAAACATCCATTGCCGCAGTAACGGAATTAAGCTGTCTATGTAAAATTACAGGACACCCATATGTAGATACGCTTGAAGGGGTCACTAAAGTCTACAACAGAGTTAATGAACAATTAACTATTGACTTAAGTGCTGTCGCATATACAATTTGCGCAGCAAAACGCAGTTTTATATTAAATTACTACCACAAAAATCATAAATGGCCTGGAGTCGAATATGCACCAACCATCTGTAGCGGATTAAGAGCCGCAATACATACAAACAGATCTCCAGAAGACGTCGATATTGAGAAAGACTATCCAGCTATCTCAATATATGATTATATCAATATCAATTTCCTTCCATGTGTTGAATTCCAACATCTTGAGAATATCATTGCAAAACTTAAAGATAAATCAATATCGATACATCGATCTCCGGCAGTACTAAAATATCTCTCATCACAATCATTCGATCACAACCCACAATCAGTAGCCGATTATCGTTTACTCTTACATTACTTATTGACACCAGAATATAAATTAGATGTTCAACGCTATATGACAAACTACTGTAATGATACGTCTGAGATGGATTTGTCATACGAATATTTAGCTATACGATTAGTTCCAAAAGAAAAAGAATTAAAGACTGCTGCCCGACATTTCGGTTGCAAAACTTATGAAGATCGATTTCGGTCCATTGTCCAAGAACAAAACGTTGCTGATTTTATGGAAGAGTATAGCAGTAATCAAGCGATGACTCTATCAGAATTAGCTCTAATAAAGAAATTATATTCCTTCTCAAATCTGCGCAAACTCTATACAGATCGCGTAGTGTTTATGATATCGTTCGATGCTAAAGGATGGAATAATAAATTTCGGAAAGAGACAGTTGAACCTGTTGTACGCGAATCACTATCACAGATTTTTGGTAACGATATCTTTGACAAAACTCATAATGCATATGAAAAATGCCTATTCTATGTTCCGGATTACGAAGGGACCTATTATTGGGAGGGTCAGGGAGGTGGGATAGAAGGTCTCAATCAATACACGTGGACATATGTATATCTTTTCCAATCAGAATATGCATTTATGGATGTCCCCGCACAAGTCCATAGTGTGATCAAGGGTGACGACTGGAGAGCAGCTGTTGCTATAGCCAAATCGCATATCGGTGACAAAGATCACGCTGATGTGGCCCGCGAAATTATGGAAAAGATTAAAGAAAACGCTGCCGGGTTTGGCCATGAAATTAAAGTTCAAGAATCGTATGCATCTGAACAAATTATTGCATTTAGCAAAGTCATCCATTATAAAGACCTAATATTACCGTCCGGATTTCGTAAAGTGCAGAAATGTTATGGCGCTACAAATGCATTTCTACCGTTATTACATGATTATATCACAAGTTCTTATTCAAATGCCCACAGCACCTGTTATTTACAACCCAATCATTATCCGACGTTCATGGTTGCCTTATTCTGGGCTACCTCATATATTGTCCGACATCCTATTTATAGTCCATTAACTGATAAACAATTAACAGCATTATTGCTCACGCCCGGGTGCGTTGGAGGATTGCCAATAATATTCCTCGGAAATATGCTGGTACGGGCAGAATCAGATCATCTTCCTACATTTATTCATCTTATACAAACTGTTGAAACCTACGATAAAGAAATAGCAACCTATATGAAAAATTTTCTCAACTTTCGTATTCCCAATAAATTGCCATGGGGTCTTTTGGCGAAAGACCCTTATAGTTTAGCACAGGATAAACCCCCGACAGCAACCCTCTATTTGAAACAAATTATACGCAATCAATTAGACAAATATGCGAAAAACGATACAATCATTCAATTATTACAATATACAACCGAAAGGGAAAAAGAGGCTCTCTTAACAACATTAGCATCAGCAGCTTTCTGGCCGGCTAAACTTCATACAGCTCTTTATAATGCAACACCAATGGCATTAATGGAGGAATTGTTATCAAGTTTTGTCAGTGCCAAATCAATTTTAGATCTATTGATTTCAACGAATATTAAGAAACCGTCTGCAATGCGCATATTATCAACAGCCATATCGATCGACACTTATGAGCATCGATGGAGAGCACAAACGCTAACAGGACAAAGAAATTTTATTCCACGCGGAGATATTTTGACATCCATATGTCCGATGCAAGCAGCTGATGTGTTACGACAACAGACCTGGGGAAAAAGAATCACCACTGTTACTCAACCTCCCGTGGCTCACACGATTAGAATATACGAAGAGGATTATATCCTACACGACTCCCACGCACAGCTGAATCATTTTCAATATCATGTCGTGCCTGATCGGAAATATATTACATCGCTTCAATGTGATGGATATGCTGTACCTGCAACAGGAGTAGTGAAAGACCCCTTCTTTGGACACACGACCGGTCGAGGATTATCTGAACCAAAGATAAAAATTATCGAAAGAGATCCGGAAACCTCTAAACTTTTGGATCTGCTATGTCTGTCGTCTTGGGTCAATTTAGAACCTACGGCAGGGTGTCCAAATCCTAATGCTGTTCCAGTTGTCCAACACATTATTAAATATTATACTGATATACCCCCGGAGGAAATGATCCACCTCGGAGCCGCTCACATATCAGGAACGCAGACACATCGCTTACGGGCTCAAGGGTTCTGTGAGACAATTATGCCCAATAATTTACCGAATATTTATCATTTAATTACTGGTCAGTCAAATACTCACGTAAAATTCACTCATAATCCAACGAATTATGTCATTAATTTCTTACAAATATTCTGTCAGACAGTATGTAGTCTGTCGACTACCATTGAATTCACACCGAGTATTTGTACTCGAGGAAATTATTGGGCTGTAACCACTGAATGTGAGTATTGCAATAGACCGATCGAAGAAGAACCGATCCACTATACTAACTTAATGTTTCTTAATACACAACCCCGTTTTTGTACTGCGACTACGCTCACAGCAGCCTCTGTCAGATTAGTCAAAAGTGCTATCGAAGACCTAAACTCTGCTACAACATTTGACTCTCCAATTCCTACTATCAATGAGGACATCGATGAATTAAGAACAGCTATGGCTTTCTACATCTGTCATATCACATGGATGTCTCGTCATTATTTGACTATGCATATGCGATTACATCGAGCTAATGAGTCTCAGGCGCAACAGGCCGCGGATTTGATCTCCTGGAACCTTCCAAACATATCAATAGCAATATTACAGGCCATAACTCCTGACATCTACGTAAATATATTGATTCTGTATATTGCTGAATATCTCAATGGTTTTCTATATATACCGACTTATGAAATTTTCTCATCCAATACGGATGCTATACATGGAGATGCCCTACCTTGGCTCCCATTGATTGAAAAATTCAAAGCAGCACTTATACTACCAGAAGTGATTACGGCTATGCAGCGCCGGAGCGGACTATCAATCCCATCCGGTGCTAGTACAAATACGCACACTGCGACGAAATATATTGGACGAGCGGCCTTCACGATTATTAGAGGATATGAAGGTGTTCCTCCAATGTACAATGATATCGTATATTTTATGAAAGGGGAGTCAATGGCACAGCGTGCTCATAAACTCAAGTTTAGGGTCAGTTTGATTAAGAGAGCGTCATGGGACGACACTATTTTAGGACAAATTATTGACATAGACACGTGTTTTACACAATTTTTATATGCTATCTGTCCACCCCCAACCGAAGAGGATGTCATTCGTGCTTTCGAAAACGAAGACACCCATATTGCTATCTTTGATGCAAATCGGTTAACTATCGAATTGATACAAGACTATATTGATCACCCTCACAAACACGAATGGATCACTCGGAGATTCTATAGAACTATCGACAATTATGTTGCTGAGGTATCAAATATGTCTGATGTCAGTTATATCCGATTATTAAAAGAATATTTAGCTATCCCTGAGTCACGAGAGGAGTTACTCGAATTAATACGGATAACCGCTGATGCTATCCCAATTGAATATCTCGAGATTAAAGTATATGAACTGTCAGAAGTCACAGATCGATTACGTGCTACCCGAATTGATAGTTATTCTTTACCATCAGCGGAAATCATCACACATCCTTACGACACTAATTTCTTACCAATCCAACCGACGACAAGCCGATACGGTTATTACTTACCATGCCCTATGGATGGTCCTGTTGTACAATGTAATGAAGATATTGTCCTCAATCCATTACCATCCATTCATTGTCCGGCAGTTAACCGTGCATTTCCTGATTTATCAAAGATCATTCGCATCTACGGGGAAAATGTGGCCTCGGCATCAAAGACATTGTTGATCTTAAAATCATTAGGTTTGGATACACAATATTATCGCGAATCTCTCAGAGGATATGTTGTTACCCTTGGAGAAGGACAGGGAGGAACTCTTGATATGTTGTTACGGATTTTCCCCAGATGCCAGGGTTTATTCAATACTTTGCTAATAGATCCACAATATGGACATAGACCTGATGCATCTGCTGCAGATGCCAGTGTTTATAGCCGCATTGATTTTCGTCTGGTTCAACGAGGAGTAACTGACTTACGATCCATCAATACTATAAATGTACTAATTGCGGAAACAATTAAATTTCGACGCCCTCCGCTTATAATTCATTGTGATGCAGAATTTTCTGGTAATCCATATTCTGCTACACTGATACCCGATGGGGTTCATGTTTGGGCCAATGTAATCCATTATTTCCTATCAGTAAGAGACGCATCAACTATACTTATACTAAAGGTTTTAATCTACGAATATCAATATTTGACAACAGTATTAACAACATTAGCTCGTTATGCTAAAGTCTGGATTTACCTTTGTCCGGCGTCTCGTATGGGTTATGAAATCTACATTATCTCACAGAGGATTCGGAGTGAATATACTTTAACATCCCCCTACACTGGGTCTCAGTATAATAACAATATCGGTATTTATGTCCGAAATTTCCTTCACTTTATCATCAACGATATGGTTCTTCCTTTCAACGCAGGAGAGGAACAATATAAAGATGACGTTATTTTAGAATTAATGTATAGTGAGCCCCAATCATCATACTTTCAAGAGCATTCTTTACCAATCAGAGCTACACTATTATGCCAAACAGTCTGTGGTCTACTTGTCACTAAATATTCATTTCCTGGAGTTGATTTTAGGCAAAAAATGACGAATTTATATACTTTATTACGAATTGGTCTGATGGAGTCTTTGGAAGTCTTTGAGCATCCGACAGCTGAAATTACTCGGCATTTGCGTTCAACACAATCGACATTAATGCACAAAATTACTTTATTCAAAAGTCTCCTAACGAAGCAATGTTTTTCTGTGTTGTTTTACGAATCCTACACATCTCCTACTGTTATACCGGTATATACGAATTATCGAACAAATATAATTACCTTAATATCAAACTTCTTAACCACAACGGATCAATTTCATGCGTATTACTTTGATGAAGTTGAATGTATACTTATCATTGGCGAATATACGGAACATCTCAATCCAATCATAATTCACAGTTATAATCAGTTTCTAACCATTTATTCTTCAGTCTATCATTCATTTATTTGAGTACTTAGGAAAGGACAAAGGGGTTCGGGAAAGGAAAAGAAAAGAAGAAAAGGAGAAGAAAAGAAACGTTTGGAAATAGGAGGGAAAAGAAAGGACGATTTTAAAACAATATATTGGATAAATTGAGTACCTATTTAGTTTTTGT